GAACCGTGTACGTGATGACCGCTACCCAGATGATATCTGTGAGGTGGTCATGCAAGGCCCAACATATTCATGGAAGCCTGACTTCCCTGTTCGTCACCGCTGCCAGTTTAGCTGGTACTGTGACGGCAAGTCGGATAAAACGCCTGACAAAACAGCGTGGGAGCAAGCCCTAATGATTGCGCAGGGTGTACACACAGGCAACCTTGACGACTTCGTTGAGGGTGCGACACACTACCACGCCGTCTACGTCCTGCCTGAGTGGGCAGAAAGCAAGACGCCTATTGTGCAGATAGGTGAACACATATTCTATCGCTGGGATTAATGCTTGACCATTCCCATGCTTTGTGATACAACATAATCATCAGTTGCCAAATGAAAGGAGACAACTATGCCACTAGATTCACACATGTTTACAGCAGAGGAACTGCTGCCAGAGAACCTCAACTTTCCTGTTGAGTATGAGCCTACTAAAGTAGATGACAAGAAGTATGTCATCAACGGTAACACAGGTGAATATCTTGCTGTGGTTGGTAGTAGCTTTAACACTGCTAATCATGGTACATTCTTCACCGATGTACACAATGCCATCACAGAGAACTTAGGGCCAGAAGAATGCGAAAGCATGAATATCCGCTGGAAGTCTGCCCATAACAATGCGTGGGCCATGATGGACATGTCGTTGCCAGAGGTAATTGCACGTGTCGAGTCGGATAAGCATAGCACCACGATTGCACAGCGTATCATTGCCCTGCGTGGGGTGGATGGCACTGCTTCCAATCAGGTGTACTTTGGTGCCATCGACTTCTTCTGCAGCAACGGTATGATTACTGGCGAGTATGACGACATCAAGCGCAGGAACACCAGCGGCTTCAACATGCCAGCCTTTATCAGTGACTTGAAGGGTTCGACACAATCGTTCTATGCACAGTCTAAGCGGCTACAGAAGTTCGCAAACAAGACATTGTATGTCGGAGATGTGAAAGCCATGCTGGAATCTCTGTTCAAGTCAGACCGGACAGCAGAGAAAATGCTTGCCCTGTACAACCAAGAGGCTGCAACCCGTGGGCAGAATGCTTGGGCATTGTACAGTGCCTTCACGAACTACTCAAGCTGGGCAGACGAGCGTAACGGGTTCAGTGTCAAGAACACCGGCAAGGATACCAACGCTGTCACTATGTTCCGGCGTGAAAATCAGGCTGCACAGTGGGTAAACAGCACAGAGTTCAAGGAGTTGCTGGCAGCATGAGTAAGCACGATTGGGAGTATGTAAGGACTAACTCAAAAGGTGAGGCTGTGTTTCGTAAAGAAACCGGCCAAACCTTAGAGTATGTCTGTGATTATCTAAACGATAATAATATTCGCCATGAGATTGTGTTGTCTGCTAGTTTGATTGTTGTGTACAGCAAAGCTGACAGACCATACATGTATTACTGGTCTACAGGCAGATGGACACCTCGACGTAAATCATACAAGAAACACTTCCACAGTGATGGCATTGAGGATTTTGTCGGGAAGTATCTGAACAAATATGCAGAAGAACATATCCGCGAACAGCAAGAAAGGGAAACACATGAGGACAGTTGAAGACTTAGTATTGACATACTATTCTTCCAACGATTTCAGTATGTTGAGGGACAAGTCTAAGAAGGACTATCAATACTTCCTCAACATATTGGTCGGTGAGTTTGGCTCTGTCGAGTACGACAAGCTGTCGAGCAAGCAAGCCAAACACGCATACGAAGAGTGGGTGAAGCGTGGTATCACGTTTGCCAATCACGTATGCACTGTGTCGTCGTTGTTGTATCGCTACGCCATCGACATGGAGTATGCGCTGGTCAATCCGTTTGCCAACATCAAACGTAAGACTGCACCACAACGTAAGGTGGTGTGGTCAGAGGACAACGTGCGTCAATTCCTTGACACTGCCTATGGGCAGTTTGAGTGGCGTAGCCTTGGCCTCATTATTCACATGGCGTATGAGTGGTGCCAGCGGCTAGGTGACATGCGTCTGCTGCAGTGGGACAATCTCGACATGGATGACCACAAGCTGTATCTTGAACAGAGTAAGCGAAGGGCAGAAGTGTGCCTTCCAATCGAAGATGACCTGTACGAGATGCTTACACAGCAGAAGGAAGACTTTGGCTTTCAAGCCTACGTGGCACCGCGTGTGCTGCCTGTAGGGGGTGAGTACCACCCATATAGCATAGAGCGTCTCAGCAAGGCTGGGAGAGCCGTTATGAGGGCAGCTAATCTGCCAGAGGAGTTACGACTGATGGACTTACGTAGAACAGGCACAACACAGATGGTCGAGGCCGGTGTGCCTATGGGTCAAATCATGTCTGTGACTGGACACAGTAACCCGCAGTCGGTGAAACCGTACATGAAGAATACGTATGCCAGTGCAAATAGTGCATTGACAGCACGTAAATCATATGGTAGAAGCACCTAACTGCCGCAGAGGAAAGTGATATATACATGGATAATATATATAACATTGTAAGTGATATGGACGTACCCGTGGGTATGACAAAGCGTGTTGCTTGTCCTAACTGTGGAGAGAAAACCTTCACGGTGACAAACAATATGGGTTCACTTGTATGGAATTGTTATCGTGCGTCCTGTGGTGTCAAGGGTGGCGCACGTGTTCGTATGACCGCCGAAGATATTCGCGCTGGTTTTGCCGGTGCAGATGACTTTGCCAAGCAGGACACGTTCAAGCTGCCCGACTACATCGTACCGCACGATTGGAACGTGGCAGAGATTGCGTGGGAGTTGTACGAACTGGACGCAGAGCAGCTTGGCCTGATGTATGATGTGAAGGAACACCGCATGGTATTCCCCATCGTACATGACGGCAAGATTGTGGATGCTACAGGCCGGTCACTTGGCAAGCGATTACCTAAGTGGAAGCGGTACGGAAAAAGTGGCTTGCCATACACATCAGGGTGTGGTAAAGTCGCCGTAGTTGTTGAGGACTGCTTGAGTGCAGCCGTTGTTGGTTACGGCACCTTTGTCGGGGTTGCGCTTCTAGGCACGTCTTTGCAAGAGTCGCATAAAAGGTATCTCTCGCAGTTCTCAACAGCCATCATTGCGCTAGACCCCGATGCGTTACCGAAGACTTTGCAGATGGCAAAGGAACTACGAGGACACGTGAACGATGTTCGTGTTCTCCGTCTAACAGACGACCTCAAATATCGTAACCCGACAGATATGGAGAACCTTCATGGAATTATCAATTATTAGGAGCCTGATGGACAAGTCCTTCTACGATGACCATCGTGGCTCAAAGTGTCCGCAACGCTTGTTTAGCAAGGACGTGCGGAAGATTAAGCAGTCTATCGACACTGCAATGGACAGGTACGAGCGCACTGTTACGCCCGATGAGATTGAAGCCCTGTTCATGTCGGACAACCCGACACTTACTACTGCACAGAAGCAAGCGTACTCTAGCCTGTTCTCGCAGATTAAGCGGGAGAACCCAATGGGCAGCGACGTAGCACAGGAAGTTCTGTCCAAGCTATTTCAACAGGTTGTTGGTGAGGACGTAGCAAACATTGGCTTTGATATGGTCAATGGTGATGCAGCCAGTCTTGAGGCTCTGCGCAACTTGCTTGAGCGTTATGGTGATGACTTCATTCCCAATCTCAATATTGAGTGGGACGACATCACCATTGAGACACTGATGGCAAAGGCAGAGTTAGAAGCACGTTGGACGTTCAACATCCCAAGCGTGACACGGAAAATAGAAGGTGTGTCCGCCGGTCAACTTATTGAGGTTGGCGCACGTCCCAACACAGGCAAGACATCCTTTCATGCCAGCTTGATTGCCAGCCCCGGCGGGTTTGCGCATCAGGGTGCCAAGTGTATTGTCTTGTGTAACGAGGAGCCTACACATCGTGTCGGCGCACGTTATCTTACAGCGGCAGCGGGTATGTCTGCCCGTGAAGTACGAGACAATATGTCGAAGGCCAAGGCACTGTATCAGCCCGTGATGAATAACATCAAGATTAAAGAGGCTGGTGGTCGTGACATGGCATGGGTTGAGTCCGTATGCAAGTCATATAAGCCTGACATCCTTGTATTAGACATGGGAGACAAGTTTAGTGTGCAGGGTTCCTTCGCTCGACAGGACGAAGCACTCAAGGCGTGTGCTATTTATGCACGACAGATTGCCAAGACCTACGAATGTGCCGTGTTTTATATGTCGCAGCTTTCTGCAGAGGCGGAGGGTAGAACAACACTCAATCAGTCCATGATGGAGGGTTCTCGCACGGGTAAGGCAGCGGAGGCTGACCTGATGATACTAATTGGCAAGTCTCCCTCTGTAGAGGGTCAAGAAGAGGACAGTCCTTTAAGACACGTCAACATCGTCAAGAACAAGTTGAATGGCTGGCACGGTATGGTAAACTGTGAACTAGACTATCAAACAGCGAGGTATGAAGGATGAAGATAACACTGGACGTAGAGAATACTGTCACCAAGCGTGATGGTAAGATGCACCTTGACCCATTTGAGCCAGAGAATACGCTGGTTATGGTGGGTATGCTTACAGACCAAGGTCAGTGTCTGACGTTCCCGTTTGACCACGCTGACCATCCTAATCAGGACGACTACTACGAGCGTGTGCAGATGCTTCTTGATGAGGCTACTGTACTTATCTGTCACAACGCAGCGCACGACTTGCTGTGGCTTTGGGAGTCAGGCTTCAAGTATGACGGCCCCGTGTTTGACACGATGTTGGCAGAGTATGTGTTGCAGCGTGGGCAGAAAAAACCGCTGTCACTTGAGGCATGTGCAGAGCGTTATGAACTGGACACTAAGAAGCAGGATACCCTCAAGCAGTATTTTGCCAAGGGTGTCAGCACTCGTGACATTCCGTACAACGAACTGACTGAATATCTTATCGCTGACCTTGAGGCTACACAGCAGCTTTCCGACAGGCAGATGCTCAAACTAAATAGCAAGGAAGACAGTGGCTTACTTAGTACAGTTGACCTTACTAATCAGGTATCTGTGTGCCTTGCACGTATCTATCAGCGCGGCTTTGCCGTAGACTTGAGTGTGCTGGACACGGTGCGTCAGGAGTTTGAGCAAGAGCGTGATGACCTTGAGCGTGACCTGCAAGCCCATGTACGTAGGCTGATGGGTGACACCCCTATCAACCTAAACAGCCCGGAGCAACTGTCATGGGTTGTGTACAGTCGCAGAGTTACAGACAAGCAGTATTGGGGAAACAGCATTGACCCATATATGTCAGACAATACCTTTCGTGGGTTTATGAATGAACTGACTGAGCGATTGTATAAGACAAAAGCAACACAATGCCGCGAGTGTAATGGCTCCGGTCAAGTACGAAAGGTGAAGAAAGATGGAACACCATTTGCCCGAACTAATAAATGTGCATCATGTGGTGGGGCTGGTTATCATCTTGTGGCTGGTAAAGAGTTGGCTGGACTAAAGTTCAAGCCACCCGGTCCCAAGTGGGCTAGTGCCAATGGGTTCAGCACGAGCAAGCAGAACCTTGAGACACTGGAGAAGGCAGCCCGTGTCAAAGGAATGACAGACGCTGTTGACTTCTTGTCAAAGGTTCGACGCTTGTCCGCTGTGGATACATACCTGTCTTCCTTTGTTGATGGCATCCGTATGCACACCAAACAAGATGGTAAGCTGCACGTCCGTTTGACGCAGCACATGACATCTACAGGCAGGTTCAGTGGCCGTGACCCGAACATGCAGAATATGCCACGTGGTGGCACCTTCCCTGTTAAGAAGGTGTTTGTATCACGTTTCGACGGCGGCAAGATTATGGAAGCAGACTTTGCACAGCTTGAGTTTCGCGCCGCCGCTTATCTCTCACAAGATGGAGTTGCAATTGAAGAAGTATCTACTGGGTTTGATGTACACTCATATACCGCTAA